GAGGTAAAAGAAACAAAAATCAACGTGGCTGGTTTTTTGATGATTTTCCAGAAAAAGACTTGGGAAAAATACAAATTTTCAGATAATTCTATCCGTTTTGATTCGGAATTTACCGATAAAGTGATGAGAGATGGCGGGAAATTGGGAATAATGCAAGGAGTTTACGTGTTTCACGATTATAGGTTAGGACAGCAATCGCCAAAATATTACATAAATCATCTAATTAAATAGTTTTCGTAATAGTACGAATTATTAATATTTTACCCTAATAAGAAAGGATGTATTCAGCTAAAGATATTGCATTAAAAGATATTGATAAGTACCTAAAGGAAACATACGGCAAAGATTTTAGGAAATACTCAATTTACAGCAAATATCTTGATACCAAAGAAAATATAGAGTTGAATAGGACAATCAGAGTACTTAAATCTTAAGCATTGTTTTTTTTGTTTTTTTATTTGGATTAAATTGTTTTTTAGAAAAAGGTTCGTTGTGAAACGAGCCTTTTTTATTTGTCTTTCGTAATTATACGTATTTTTCTCATTAGTACGAAATTTAAGTATTTAGACCTATTAATAAAGGTATATATCATGAACAATTTAGAGATACGCAGTTACGGAGGTGATGCTGCACCAAAAATAGAGGGTCGAGCCATTGATGGGTATGCGATTGTTTTCAATCAGCGCTCAGAAGTGATGATAGACTGGTCGGCAGAAGAAGGATTAAGACGTTTTGTAGAGGTCATTTCCCCCTCGGCTATTAATGAAGAACTTATTCTTAAGAGCGACGTAAAAGCTCTCGTAGAACATAACAGACAGCGTTTGTTAGCCAGATATACCAAAGGCAAAGGAACGTTGGAATTAACCATTGATGAACACGGATTGCGATACAAATTTGAAGCCCCTAAAACCACAGACGGTGATTATGCCGTAGAAATGGTCGGAAGAGGCGACATATCAGGCTCATCGTTCGCTTTCAGGGTCTATAATGAAAACACTACTTGGGTAAAAGAAGGTGAAATATGGGTTAGAACAATTAACAAATTGGATAGTATCCACGACGTGACAATCACCACAGACCCAGCCTATACCCAAACGGAGGTAAATGTTAGAAGTCTTGAAGAACTTGAAAAACAAGAAAACACAGAAGAAAAGCCACCCGTAGAAGAAGAAAGAGAACTAAAACCATATAAGGTTAAACTACAATTACTTAAATACAGAATTTAATTAAATTTTTTAAAATCATGACCGAAAAAGAAAGATTAGACAAGATTGCGGAACTAAAGAGTAATATGCGCTCTATGCTTGACACCGCACAAACTGAAAGCAGAGATTTGACATCGGAAGAACAAGTTACGTTTGACAAACTTGATTCAGAAGTTCGTATGCACTCAAATTTTTTCAAAGCAAATGAAATGACACAAGCCGCCCCAAAGGTTGAGCGTAATGTTTATGATGTTTTTGGCGAAAACCTTAGAAGTGCTGTTGAGAACGGAGGTAAAGCCAAAATAGAAGTTCGTGAGAATATTAATATAGACAGTACGGGCGTAAGAGACACTATTCCGGTATTATTTAAAGACGTTATAGACGCTTTAACACCCGCATTGATCATAGAAAAGGCTGGTGCTAAAATGTTGTTTAATGTTCAGGGTCAACCTACATGGCCAACTGTTGGCGATGTTGAGGCTTCTTGGGCAGGCGAAAATGTTTCTTTAGTTGATAAGACTATTGATTTTAGTGCAATCAGAGCCATTCCTCACCGTATGGGATTAAAGATTAAACTTTCAAGACGAGCATTGAACCAGTCAAATTTGAATCTATATAATCTTGTTGTATCTAAAATTGCACGCTCTTTCGCTGCTCTTTTAAATAAAACTATGGTCTCTTTTACTCAGGTTGCCGCTGATGCTCCTACCGGAGTATTCGTTGCCCCAGCTTTAGACCCTGTTGTGTTAAGTGCTAATCCTACTTTTAAAGAGGTTGTTTCTCTTGAAACGGCAGTAATGGAAAATAACCTTGAATTAGACGCTGACGGATTTGGAGCTTATGTAATCAGTACTGCAATGAGAGGTAAACTTAAAACTACTCCTATTGAAGCAGGAAGCAATAAGATGATTCTTGAAGGCGACACGATGAATGGTTATCCGGTTATAGTTTCTAATTATATGGATAAAGATTCTATTGGATTTGGATTTTTTGAATATTCAGTAGTTTCTCAATTCGGTACGCTGAATTTGATTTTTGACCCGATTACAGGTGCTGGTGAAAACGAAGTTAAGTTCGTTGGAAACACCGAAGTTGACATCACTATGTTAAGATCAGAAGCATTTACGGTAGGTAAAATCATAATCACTACTTAATTATGTATGTAACCCTTGAAGATATTAAGAGACATCTCAACGTTGATTTCAATGAGGACGATAATCTTATTACTTCTATGATAGAAGCAGCGGAAGCGTCAATAGAAAAATCTATTGGCGCACCACTTGCCGAACTTGCTCCAGAAGGGACACTTCCAAAAGATATGATTCACGCAATAAGGATGATGACATCTGTCTTTTATGAGTATCGAGAGGGATTCACTTACGGAAAAATCATGCAAGTCCCATATACTTTATCTAATCTTTTAGCGCCTTATATAAAATTAACATGAAAGCAGGAAGCATGCGAGAACATTTGACTTTTCACGAACTGAAAAAAACACAATCACTTTCAGGAGCGGTAAAGAAAGAATGGTCTCAAGTATATTCTTGCAGGGGATTTTATAAAAAAAGTTCCCCAACTTATGATAAGGACGGAGTAGATGCAAGGGAACTTTATCAGGGTGAAACAATATTTATAATAGTTCGTGAAACGACCTTGATTAACGAAAGCCACAGGGTTGGGTACAAAGGATTTATGTATGAAATAATACTGATTATCCCGATTCATGCCGACAATACACTACAACTTCAATTAAGAAAGATAAATGAGTGAAATAAGAATAGAACTGAAAGACATCAATAAGATGTATGCTTTGGTCGATGAGTTAAAAAATGTTGACCGAAACAAGGCTATTCGCAGTGGAATGATTCAAGGGGCTAAAGTATTCACAAGACTGGGAAGGAGAAACCTTATAGCAAGGAACGACGAACATACAGGAAACCTTTTACAATCTATGCGATGGAAATCAGCAAGAAACGCAGTAGCTGTTTATTCAGGATTTGAGAGAAGTTATAAGTTTCAAGCAGAAAAAGGAGTTGGCAATCACGCCCATTTGGTCGATAGAGGTACAAAGAAAAGGGAAACGAAGAAAGGCTACAATAGAGGTATAATGCCTGCATCTTATTTCTGGACTGACACACGTAACGAGGGAGGAAGTGAGGCTATGAGAAGCGTTGAGAGAGGAATTGTAAATATGGTAAACGACATTAAATCAAGATACTGATGTTATCACTTGAAAAATTAACGATATCGACTTATACAAGAGGCTTACTTCTTGAGGACGATGAGATTAGGAACCTTGTCGGGGAAAAGATTTTTCCGAGTATAGCACCTGAAGATACATTAACACCTTTTATCATATACGAAAGAGACGCATACGCTACCGAAGATACAAAATTCGGAATAAGCAAAGAGGAAGCAAGGGTAACATTTGAAATCTTATCCGACGACTATGATAAAGGGCTTCAAATAGCGGTAGCAATGCACAGGGCATTACAAGGTAACCACGACGGGTTGTATTTTGAGATAGTTGATTCAGCAGAGAGACATAAAGAAAAAAAATTCATACAGTTAATAGAATTTAAAATCACATAATTATGGCATTTAATAACAAAACAGATCTAATCAAGGGTGAAGCGTTGTTGCTTTATATTGGTGAAACGGTGGCGGCAGCTACTACTTATAAACCAATAGCATACGCAAGTACACACACTCTTTCAATCAATGGAGATACCATAGACACAAGTTCAAAGATGAGCGGTGCATGGAAAGAGTTCTTCATTGGGCAGTTGAATTGGCAGGTAACAAGTGAATCGCTTGTGTCTAAAGTAGCTGGACAAATGAGTTACAAAACACTCAAGGGATTAATGGTAAAAAGAGAGCCGATTTTAATAAAAATAGGTTCGCCCACCGCTTCAAGCGCAGATTTTGAACTGGACGTTTCGAGTGAAGTTGCATCAGGTTCAGCGATCATAACTTCTTTGGAGCAGACCGCAGCAAACGGTGAGCTTTGTACAAGTTCTATCACTTTGCAAGGCACGGGAGAACTGGAAGACGGAGCACCTACTACCTAACCAAATCTTTTAACCAAAAACAAGGGCAGTGGCAGCAAGTTGCCCTGCCCTTTTTATTTATGAAAGCGAAACTAAACATACAAGCCATACGAGTGGCTGAAAGGATTTTAAAAAAACCATTCGGCAAGTTCGATTTAACCGATGAGGAAACCATAATGACTTTGATGTACGGAATGGTTTCAGAAAACAACGAAGAAACGATGAGCCTTAAACGGTTCAGGGATATTTTTAAAATGAAAAAAATCGGTGCTCAGATACAAACCGCTGTATCAGAGGAATTGCTCTATATAGACCAATTCAAGGGAGAAGTATCAGAAGAAGACCCAGACCCACCCTATATGGGTGATTTAGCTTCCGTTTTAATCACTTATGGGTTTAACGCTCACTTTGTATTGTATGAAATGAAACTATTCGAGATAGGCGACTATTTGAAGGCTATCGACACTAAGAAAAAGGAGCAGATGGAAAGCCAAAGACTATGGACGTTTTTCACAATACTCCCCCATGTTGACGGAAAGAAGTTTAAAGGACCGCAAGACCTTTTGACCTTTCCGTGGGAAACGGCAGATATTGAAAAAGAGCGTTTAGAACAGCTTGAAAAAGACACCGAAATGTTTAACAAATTTATGAAAAGCACGATATGAGTAAAATGAATTTCGCTATTGCCCTTAAAATGACGACAGATCAATTTAAGCGAGGCACAGACGTGGTTAAGAAGGGTCTTATGCAAATGCAGTACCAGATAATGGGAATGGCTTCCGCTTTAGGACTTGGCACAATAGGACTTAGTAATATGGTTAGTCGCTTTATAGATGTAGCGAGAGAAACCAATAGAGCGAGGGTTGCGTTAAGAAACATTTCAGGTGACGCACAAGGCTTTTCTGATAATATGGGTTTCCTTATTAAAACATCTAACAAATGGGGACAAGAACTTAACGGAATGACTTCTGAATTTGCGAAGTTTTCCGCAGCCGCTTCATCAGCAGGAATTTCAATAAAAGACCAACATTCTATTTTTGAATCATTTACACGAAGTATCACCGCTTTCGGTATGAGTTCGGAAGACGCTCACTTGTCTTATTTGGCTCTTTCTCAAATGATGAGTAAAGGTAAGATTTCAAGTGAGGAATTAAGACGACAGTTAGGTGAAAGAATGCCCGTCGCCATGGAGGCGATGGCGAGAGCGGTAGGAGTTACCATTCAGGAGTTGGACGGTCTTTTAAAAGCCGGAAAACTTATCTCCAAAGATGTAATGATGCCTTTCGTTAAGGA